AGAGTGTTTTCTAACTTCTTCTCTATTTTGTCTAGTTTCGACAACACATTCTTTCATGTATTTAATAGCAGATTTAAATTCTTCCCTTATCTCATCTTGCTCTTTCTTGTCTTGGAGACTAGCTCGTGCCATAGCAACGCAACCTTTGAATTCATTCATCATGCCATTGAGCTTATCGACATTCTTCATGTAGTCTTCGAATTTATCGAGCATTTTTCCTGTTAGTTCAACAGCTTCTAAACGAGCCTTATCTTCCAAAAGAAAATCAAGTTTGTTATGAATACGATCAATTGTGCTGTTATCTTCTTCAGAGCAGAAAGCATCATCAATTGTTTCTTTGATTTGCTCAAGCATTGATTCCATATGTTCTTGGCTTGTAGGCTCACCTTCATGCTCTTCGGTAATCACTCCAGATTTACATGAACAAACGAGAGGTCTGTTAAGAATCTTGCAATGCAATTCATCAACACTCCTCTTCAGGTATCTCATTTCTTTTCTCATTTCTGTAATATCATTCCAAAACATCTTTATGCGTCTCCACAGTTTTTGCATCTAACTTTCATCCCTAGCTTTCTTTTTAGTTCTTTATTCTCATCTCGGAGAGCTTTAATTTGTCTACGTTTGAAAAACATAGCTATCTAACAGAATTTAACTGCAGTGTAATAGTAAAGCCATAAGAATATGTTTTTCATTTATATTTCCAATGGCGTTCTTTTGTGATTTAAAATGTCATGTGGTTGGCAACCACAACGCTTGCATCTAATTTCGTATGTCTTTTCCGTTTGATAATCTAGGAACTTTTCTAACTCAGACCCAAAGCAATTACTTAGATTCAATTCACCGCTTGGTCGGCTTTCAAGTGTAAATGATTGGTATGTATGACCAAACCATTTACCAAATACTCCTTTACATTCCATTTGCTTTGTCCTGTGATAAAATCTTTACTATTAGCGTCAATATGCATTCTACATCATCTAATCTTTTGATTATCTGCGAGTTTTCTAACTTGATAGCATCAACCTTTTCAAATAAATCATCGTCACCATCGCCATGGAATGATTTGACTAGATCGTTAACTTTATAGTGAATGTCATGCAACATTCCTTGTGGTGTGCTCATAATAATCCCATTAAGATTTTAAATGCTTCTTTCGCTTGGCAAGGAACCACTGCATTACCCAAGGATTTAATTCTGTCCACCCTTGAGGATATAACATCATCCACTCCAAGAAATGGGGATGGACTTTCATGCCTTTGGTCTGATATTTCATGTTTAAATGTGCTGTTAGATCTGGGGTGTTTCTCTTCCTCTCGCATGGGCTGTCGTTCCTCTTTGAATCGCTCGCCTTTGGAGTGGGCAAGCAAGAACCAGCGATTTCTTTTATGCGAGGCTCCAACGCTTGCAGCGGATATAATGCACCATCGACAATCATACCCCAACGTGGAAATTGCGTGCACACACTCCCATCCTCCGCGACTGGTAATTGCGGGAACATTTTCAAGGAATAAAAACTTGGGCTTGATTTCTTTGGCCAAGCGCATGATCTCGAAAAATAATCCGCTTCGCTCGCCTTCCAAGCCTTTTCCATTTCCTGCAACGCTAATGTCCTGGCACGGAAACCCCCCATATATGACATCCACAGATCCCAACATATCACTTGAGGATAAGGTTTTGATATCGTTCCATATTGGAGCAGATGATAAAAGTCCTTTGGATATTCTACTAAGCAGGACTCCTTGACAATAGGGGTCGATTTCGCAATAGGCGATTGGTCGCACCCATTCTCGCAATGCAAGGCTGAGTCCTCCGATTCCGCTAAATAAATCCAAACCATTAATCATACCCCAAAATACCTATTCACTGCTTTAAGATCGTTTTCAACATTACCTTTAGTTGAAACTTCCAATCCTTTTAATCCTACCGCAAGATAACGAAAAGCGTCTGCGGCATGACTGTGCTCATCATGCAGCGGTGTGTTCTTGTAGCAGCCCAATCTATCGTCCCAGACCTTTTTATATGCTTCAAGGTGTTTGAACCCTTTAGATGTCTTTTGTTCGTCAAATATACATCGCGATAACATCGATCGTACAGTCTGTATCCCTTCAAGTTTGTCACATTCCTTGATGTCCAAAACAACCAGCTTGCCTTCGAGTAGTGGAGAAACATGGTCAAGATACTGTGTCTTAGCACCAGCGTCTCTTTTTCTTGCATCATGAGGGAAGATATGTCTACCAAAGCGGTACTTTTGTTTGTTAAGCCAATCACAGTAATGCGCAGCTCCTTCATCCCAGTTTTCATAGAAGTTTATGATATTTACTTGGCCACCACGATTTACCTGAAAACAAAATATGCTAGTAAAATCATCAAGACCAATATCCCAGGCAGTGTGCACAACATTGCTATCATCATAAGGAACATGACAAATGCTACCGTTACTACGTATCTTAGCAAGCTGAGCACCATAATACAAACCTTCATTAGCACTTTCAAAAGCCTCTTTAGGAGTTGATGGATATTCCTGTTTCATGGCATCGCCAAGCAAGCGATGCTTCATCTCATACCATCGCCTTTGCTCTTCATCAATCTTGCGCTGACGCTCTATCTCTATTTGATCTAGGTATTCATTGGTTTCTTTGCTCACGGCTATAGACTCCGAGGTTTCGCGGTAGCCAAGTTCATCATACCAGGGGAAGAAGAAGAATCTTTGTTGCATTGCTGACAACTGCCGTCCAGACAAGGCGAGAGCCTCTGAGGATTTGCTAAACTCGTAGAAATAACCTTCTCTTCCTTCAGCAGTGGATTCAATAGCGATGATCTGATCTGTCGAAACAGTGTTGAGACTTCCGGTGACAATTTCCTTTGCAACGTCGGGTGACTTAGCACAGATCTTACCAAACTCCGATACAAGCAATCGCTGGTATGTTCCCGATCTGAATCCTGTAGAAACTCGATAGCTACTGCCATTTGAGAAAGCAAGTTCTCCTGATCGATCATTTGTTGCAGAGTTAAAGGCTCTAGTCCATTTTGGCATTCTGTCATAAGCGTATTTCACCTTTTTCTTAAAAATATCTTCAGCATCTTCTTTTCTATGGGCAATAATACCTGAATTGGTATTGGCATACCAAAAGCAGTCATCTAGGAAGTTTATTGAGAAGTAAGTTGTGACACCTAATTGTCTAGCCTTTAGAACTAGCATTTGATGCCATTCTCTTTCATATAGCTCTTTCTGAGCCCAATTCAAATTGAAAAGGATTTCATTACCAGATTTGTCATTGATATAATATAGATGCGTAAGACGCCAGAGCTTGTCGTTTAGCTCTTCTTGGGTAGGAATGTATTCATCAAGCATCTACTTCTCCAAGAAGGTCTTCATTAATGCCTGAACGAATTCTTACCCATTCAAGATCTTCGTCATACAATTGTTGAAGTAATGGGGTAGTTTTTGGAGGAATTATTTGTTCAATTTCATCATCCATGTAAATCCGCTTTACATCCTATTTGATAGGCTTTCGATTACGTTGAACTTCTTCTACGACTTTGAGCTTCTCTTCTTCAGCAGCACGAGCTTCGCCTTTCAAGGCTTTAGCTTTCCTTTCAGCATCGACATCAGCATCCATATCTTCATGCTCTTTCACTTCTGGGTCATAGATACGAAGATAACGATGAGCAATAGATTGATTGATAGTACCGTCAATGTATTTCTGAGCTAAATAAGGCTGTGCAGCTTCATAATAAGGTCGAAACTCTTCAGTATCAAGCATCCGTTTCCATTGCTTTCTGATAAAGAAATGTTTACAAGCATACCACTCACACCAACGACATCTAAGTTCCCCTTTTTTCTTTTCAGAAGCCCATTCAAGCAAGTCTTCACCTAGCTTAATAAGTTCTGCTTTTTCGGGTATAGATGTTCTTGGTCTTCCGCCTGGCATTATTGAATCTCTATGCTAATTTTTATTGTTATTTCTTCAGGCTCACCGTCAAAGTTCTTTTTAGCTTCTTCAATGCATCTTTGAATAACCGGATCTCCATCTAGTGTGGAGTAAGTTTCATAGACGAGAAACTTCTGTCTATAAATACGATCTGAATCTTTAAGTATTACTGTGAGTTCTGACATAAACCCACAGTAATAAATAATTGTATATTAGTCAATCTTTGCTAGCACTTGGCTTTCATCTATGACAAAGTATTTTTCACCTTCATGTTCGATTTCAGCTCCACAATGTCTTTCAAGGTATATGAAATCATTTGGCTTTAAACGTGTGATTTCATCACCTACTGCAAGGATAACGAATTTTTTTGGTTTAGTGTTGGTGAGTATTAAAGGACCTTTGGCATCCTGTACAGGTTGAATGATAATTCTTTTTCCAATTGGTGTTAACATAACGCTCCTTTTTTGTGCTTGCAAACATATGCTTTTCCGCATATTTATATTGAAATTGCAAATTTATTGATAGGTTATCTTACATGGAATATCCAAAGATTAATAGTTTATGGAAGAGAGAAGGCTGGTATTTTGATGAAGGCAAGAAGAAAAGTCCGGATTATCAAAAGGGACGTCAGTCTTTCATTGTTGGTGATTATGCCGATGCCACTTTTGGTAATATTAAAAAGTGGTCTATTGATGAGAAGATCGATGGGACGAACATTAGAATTTTCTATAAAGATGGCAAAGTCACCTATGGTGGTAGAACCAAGGATGCACAGATACCATGCCATCTGTTTACCTATCTTCAGCAAAATCTTTATGATTCCATCTTGAATAAGGCATTTCCATGTAAGGATACTGAACCCTATCCATATGTAATTTTGTTTGGTGAAGGATATGGACCGAAGATTCAGTCTTGTGGTGGAAACTATCGAGGTGATGTTGGTTTCATTCTTTTCGATGTTTTCTGCGGTGGTTGGTGGTTAAAGAGAGAAAATGTTAGATCCATTGCCGAAGCTTTAGGTGTTCCTTCAGCTCCTGATTTAGGGATTATGACTGAAGATGAGATTGTTGAATTTGTTAAATCAAAGCCATTGAGTAGATGTAGTAGAAATCCCCAGATGATGGAAGGTATTATTGCTAGACCTGAACCATTGGTTTTGTTTAGAGATGGAAAACCTGTGATGTGGAAGTTAAAATGTAAGGAATTTCAATAAATGTATTACGATAAAGAAGGAAAGCAAATTCCAATGTTGGAATGGGCTGATTTGTTTGAAGATATGAAATATCGGAAGATTGGCGATACTGATGTTGGTGATTATCATATCAGTACTGTTTGGATTGGTTTGAATCACAATATTTTCTCTGAGACAGAGATTTTGATATTTGAGACGATGATTTTTTGTAAAGACGAAGAAGATTATCTTCATCAATGGATGGAGAGATATGGAACCTTGGAAGAAGCTGAATTAGGTCATGAAATAGCAATAGAGTTAGCGAGGAAAAAAGATGAAATCAAAAGACTTTGAAAAACTAATTAAGATGATGCATTCCATTATCGAAATGAAAGATTCATTAGAGAAAGAAGAAGAAGAAGAAGATAAAGACCATGAGTGTGAAATAGAAGCAGCATTGAAAAATGAATACATGGACATTATATCATGGGCTTTTGGTAAAGACTTCGAAGGTGATACTAAAGGTGGTTCTATTGAGAAATGGAAGAATTTACATCCAGACTTACCCATACCTAGAGTTCTCAAAAGTAAAACAGAACATCCTCTTTCCAATACTTTGGGAATGTTAATTGATGTTGTCCCTTTATACAATCAACATAAAAAAAGGAAATGCAAACCATGCGACAATGCGAACTAGAAAAAGTTATTGGTGAAAAGGGAACCTTTCTTAAAAAAAGAACAGGAGAGAAATTGATAGCATTCATTGATGGCGTTACACCTGATATGGTGGGTGCTATTGTAGACCTAAGAAAATTAGAAGGTCTTTGGGTGATAGATAAAATCCATGATGTAGACATCGAGAAGCATCAAATTAAAAGAAGTTGGCATGTTGGTGGATTATGACACCTGAAGAAAAAGTTAAAGAAGCTTTGGACTTCATCATGCAATATGGCAATTTTGATGGTGATCATCACAAGATGTGGGTGATTGACCAGCTTGTAAGACTTTTCACTGGTGATAAGAAAAGTTATAATGCTTGGGTTAGAAAAGTCAAGCGTGGTGAAGATGGACCAAATACTTACGATTGGGATGTTGGGATTCCTCCTTAATTGTCATTACAAATAAAAGGGGTAAAACTCCTAGTGGTTAAGTATGAAATGGATAAGTAACGGAGACCCTCCAATCTATGTATGGCTTGGAGATTGCTGGTTTAACCAGAAAGATAAGCTAATTTATTTTGCGGATACACAACGAAGGTTTTGGTATTGCTTCAAACATGAGGTAACTCTTGATCCTGAAGTAATACCTTTTCCTAAAAAAGCGAGGATAATGAAAAATGACATGCAATGCACCCTCAAATCCTAATTCCGAAATTATCTTTAACGCAGATTGTGACGGAACTTGGGTAATGAAATTAACAACTAAAGGTATTTTCTTCAATAGAGATACTTTCCAAAATTCATCTCCTGATGCATTCGGATTGGCAGTTATTCAAATATTAGAGAAAAGTTTTTCTGTTAAATTCGAGAAAATCGAGCCTCCCTATGACAAATGAAAAAGAAGAATCAGGAGAAGGTTTAGTTAAAATGATGACTGTTGGTTACAAGTTTTCAAAAGATGTTTTTATTTCCACCTATTTGTTAGACAAATGGGGTATTAAATACGAAGATAGTGACCTCGAAGATGGTCCTTGGGGAAGAATTTTACGAATAAAAGATGGTCATGTCAAAAAAGACTCTTGAAGAACAGATAAATTATTTCTTTGAAATATGGAATGAAAAGCAATTGGTTTCATTTTTTGCTGATGTATTCCCATTGCTTGAACTTTACAATGTCGATGAAAACGATGATTGGGTTAGAGATCTCGTTGGAGAAGACAACTTACAAAACGTACGATTAATTCGTACAGTTTACCTGATTTCCAAGATTGCAGAAAATCATTCTGGGAAGTTAGCTACTACAAATGCTTATTTTAAGAAGATATGGAAGAGGTTAGAAGATCATGTTTAGTTTTCCAGCAATTGCTGTTTTATTTGGTCATGTGGCTGGAGCAATTTACATCTTCATGGGAGAACCCTTAATAGCAATTTACTTTGGTCTTTTTGCTTTGACTTACATGCTAATGTTGCTAAAAACTGAATAGAATTTTGATTCCATAACCTTCCGATTTTACTTGATCACAAGATAAAGTAATTCTTTTATCTCCATCGGCTCTGCCTGGTCTAAAATCGCCTGTTACAATTGCGCAGCAGGCGTCTACAATGTACTTGAAAGACATGGGTAAATTTTCAAAAGCGTCAAGCTCATCAGGAGCAAAACGCGTTAAGTGAATTTTACATGGCAGTTTCACGTGGCTCTTGACTGGGTTGAGTGCAAGAGCTACGGTTTTCTTTTGAATCGTATGCCTTTTGTGGGACTCAGTCCAATGCTCAAAAGTGTTGGCTTCGGAAACAGTTCGAAGTGGAAGGTTGAGTTGTACGCTATTTTCATTCAACTCAGCCGAAAGTTCGAATTCTTTATTAAAGACTCGCCACGCTCTTTTTTTTCTCGATCCATGTGTTGGCCTGGATTTACTTTTTTTTCTCTTTCTAGGCCCGTTTCCGTTCGAATTTGAGGCATTAGAATTAATCATCTGATCCTTAAAATGGAAGTTCATCGGTTTTCTGGCTTTTCTGCCCTTTTTCCCATTCTCGATTCTTCAAGTATTCTTTTACGTCCTTCTCAAAGAAGTTATCGCTGCATTGCATTCCTTTCAAATATTCTTTTTTACCGTTCTTGGTTACTCCAGCGGAAATAACATCCCAAAAAGAACCGCCCTTGGAGGTAACTTTGCGAGTCCAGGCTTGGCGGTAATAGCAATCTTCGCCCTTCACATCTATGTATACAACCTCTTTAGTATAATCGTCTTCCGGAAAGGTATCATGACCGGCAAATTTGAATTTACGCATAAAATCTCCTGTTTTCTAAATATTATCTTTTTTTGAAACCATTGTAAAGCCCTAAAAATCAATAATTCTACGATCTTCGCCCTCAAAACGAATTTGGATTCCTGAAGCAATTCTACTAAGAATTGGGTCTCCAAACTTATCACGAGTAATTTTTCCAGTCATGTTAGTGGTTATGATTGTTCCATGGGTATCTCTAGACCTCCATCTAAAGTCGATTAATGCATATAAAAAGTCTGCAAATGCTTCTGAAGGTGTTTTTGTTCCTAGATCATCCAGGACTAGAAGCTTAGTTTGCTTCAACCTGTCCGAAAGTTCTTTCGAACCTCCTTCGTTTTTGGAGTCCAACCAACGTTCGTTCAGATCGGCTTGAGAGATGAAAAAAGCCTGATCCATATCATAGTAAGGAAGCTTGTAGTGTGTATGTAGATTGTAAATTGCTTCGGCAACATAGCTTTTTCCTGTGCCATTGGCGCCGGCCAAGAGCAAAAAGCCTTTCGGGTTCTTGGCAAAAGCTCTGATTTTTTCCATTTGCTCTGGAGTTTTTTTGTCTATGTCTTTGAAATTAGCCATGTTAGAACAAGTCCTCTGCTTTGCTTTTCATTGGAGTACCATCCATGTTTTTGGTCCGACGGTCTACTGGAAGGCCATAAGAGCCAGCGGACTTGAAGGCTTTTTTGTTTTCTAGGGATTCGTTAGTTCTTCCGAACCAGCCAGTGAGGTACTTGCGCCAGAGCTTTTTTCCGCTCTTGGAAGGGTTAGCCTTGAGCCATTGGCTGGCTTTTTTGATCTCAAGGTCAAGATCGATGTGGGGATACATGGCACTCCAGTCTTTTCGATCTTCAAGGGAAATGCCTTCGAATTGCCAAGTTTCGAAATTAAAAAAAATATTTTCCTTTTTGGTACGAAGCGGCGGAGCCGACTGAGCTACGTTTTGTTCTTCTTTTTCTTTCTTATTCTTTCTTATTCTTTCTTGTTTGTCGTTGCTCGGTCGTTGGTCAGTCGTTGCTCGGTCGTTGATTCGGTCGTTACCCTCTTCTGGATTTATGTCATAAATCGTTGAGCTTAAGAGTTCTACAAGGGTAGAACCAGTCGTTACTCCAGTCGTTGATTTTTGACGTGTTCGGTTGGTTTCAATTATCTTTATATGTTTCCGAAAAATTAAAATTTTCTTTGCTGATCGGTATTCTTGCTCGGTAAGTTTATATTTTAACCAATGTTGAAGATGGCATTGTCCGATAGCCAATCCATCAGGATGACCATTTTGTCTTCGGGCAGTATTAGCTATATGAGTAAGTAATCGAAAAGCATTGGGTTTATTTTCCAATAACCAGAATGCTTCTTCGGAAGGAATAAATTTGAGAAATCGTTCAGACATAACACCCCATTAATCGATTGCAATCTTTTCCGTGGAGTGTTATATTGGAGGTACTACGTTCCAATGCGTGTCTCCACGACACACCAAAAATACCCAGACCGCAAATCTGGGTATTTTGCTTTGATACGCTAGCATAATTTTCTCTAAGAATCCAATATATTCTGTTACTCATTAAGATTCGGCCCCAAGATGTCAATATGGTACTGAATGTCGCTTTCTTGAAAGGCTGCGAGATTCATAAACATCAAGGGTGTTAGGAGATTCCTGAATAGTGTGGGTGACATGAGAAATTCTTTGCGAATTTCTTTTTTCTGAACATTCAAAGACATGTGTTTACCGCGCTTTTTCCAAAGCTGGACATATAAAAGAGCGGATTTTGGGCAGTTTTTAAGTACGCGAATGAAATATTTTGATGGGGGAAATTCACTATAATCCTTCATAGTCCTCAATATTTGTTTGTTTTTTTATCGAGGAAAACGTACGATTATTCGCATAAATGTTGCCTCCCTCGAATTTAGCTGTGTTCTAGTCGTTAGAAATGTTGCTTTCCCTCGAGTTGGGTGGCGTTTTTGATAGTAGTCTTCTATTTTTGGGGCATCTGATTGGCGTTGGATGCCCTGCTTTCATAATATTTATCAAATTTTAATTGCAACCATATTCTGATATTATCTTCAAAACTCCCTTGAAAATTTAGTTTTAAAAAAATAGCTATCTTGACATGTTAGGATTACAGAGGTTTTTCATATGAAGGAAGTTTGGTTGGAAATTCTAGATGCAGTAAAGACCACACCTGAAATCCGTTATTTCTTATGGTTCGTGGCTTCTTTCTTCTTTTTTGTTTTTGGAGCAGTTTTCTTCTCCATTTTTTGGTCTAGCCAGTCATAAACGGTGATTTCCCCCTTGGTGTATACTTCAATCTCATATGCTACTTTTATGCTTGGGATTTTATCTAATCTTAAAATCTCATGGAGACTGGAGGGACTGATACCGATTTTCTTGGCGACATTAGCTTGTACCTTGTCATTTACTTCCATCCATTTAGCGAATTTATTCACCATTTCACCTTTTTCATTATGTTTTACTGGACAAAAATTCGGATTTCCGAATATATTAAGAAGCATACACGAAAGATCGTGTTAAAATCAACAGGAGAATAGAAGATGAACGCCAATTTAAAGACTATCAAAATGAGGCCAATATCAGATGCAGTCAAGCTTTTGCAAGATGTATATACGATCTTGGAAGAGAATGCAAACAATCCTCAAAACTATAATGCAATCTATGCCAATGATTTTGAAGTCAAGGCATGGGAGATATATAAGCATACTCGAGATATCCAGGAAATCTCAAATCGTTATGGTGTAGCATGAGCTACGCATACGATTACGAATATGAAGAAGATATTGACACAGATTTGTATCGTGATGAAAGTGACACAAATTTGGAGCAAGATAAATCAGAATGCTCATGTGGAAATGTATGCATGAGATGCTTAGGAATGAGTGACAGGGATTTTATGTGAGAAGGACAGAGAGGGTAACGACTCCCTCTCCTCATAGGATAACAAACGAATAACGAAGACAAACGCCATACTATCAAAAACAATATTTAAGGAAAGGATTTTTTCTATATGGAACAAGGTTTAACATTAAAACATAGCGAACACATTAACGAAATAGCTTCAGCTTTAGCAAAAGCACAAGGTGAAATGAAGCCAGCGGTATTCAATAGGGTGAATCCGCATTTTAAGAGCCGCTACGCCGATTTTACTAGCTGCATGGACGCTTGTCGCCTGCCACTATCAAAGAACGGCTTGGCGGTCTCCCAATTACCTACATTTGCCGGTGATGGCAAGTTTGTATTGAATACCCTATTGCTTCATGCCTCTGGTCAATGGATGGCTTGCGAATTTCCTTTGCATTCCAAGACACCAGACAATATTCAGGCTTTGGGTTCTGTAATGAGCTACGCTAAACGCTATAGCTTATGCGGTATGCTTGGTATCGTAGCCGATGAAGATATTGACGATGATGGAGAAGCTTCATTAGGTAGACAAGTTGATCAATCTGATCTTCGAAGGATACAACCAACTCCACCACCAAGACCAGTTCAAAAGATTGGTAACTCTCAAGTTGCCATCATCAAGAAGATGGAAGAGAAGCTAGATGATGAATGCAAGAAGAAACTTTATGATTGGATGAAATCTGCTTACAAGATCGATGCCGTTGAAGACATCATTGTTGAGAATTTCACTAAAGTTGCAAGCGCGTTTGAAAATGCAGTTAAATACATGGAATCAAACAAAGTGGAGCTAGCTAATGCTTAAAATTGGAATAAAAATTTCATATGATGAAAAAGAACCTGAAATACTTTATTTCTCATTTGATTCAGAGACAGAAAAACTAGCTGTGTATAAATCTTATCAAAAAGCTGAAATTTGGGCACTTCCTGGTCACGTCTCTTTTGAATGTGTAAGTATAGAAAAAATGGAGTTAGCTAATGCGTAAAGTTGATTTTGAACAAGGTTCTCAAAAATGGTTAGATTGGCGTAAGGGATTACTTACCGCTACAGACGCGGCGATGCTTTTAGGAGTTTCTCCGTATGTCACTCCTTATAAGGGATGGCAAAGAAAGCTTGGGGATATTCCTGAGCAAGCAGTGAATCCTGCCATGCTAAGAGGACAGAGAGATGAGCCTATTGCTCGTGCCATGTTCATTGAGCAGTCGGGAATAAATATGACCCCTTGTTGTGTTGAAAGTGATATTTATAAGTTTATTGGAGCTTCATTAGACGGTATCAGTGATTGCGGAAAATATATCCTAGAGATCAAATCTCAAAGGCCAGTTACTGCTATTCCTGACTTCCATAATATGCAGATGCAGCATCAATTCCTAAGCACAGACAATGAAGCAACGAAAGGATTCTACGTGTCAATCTGGGAAAACAAAATATATCCAATAGAAGTTAATCTCGATCTTGAATGGCAGAAAGACTATTTGCCTCAAGCCAAAGAATTCTGGAAGAAGGTTGCATTGCGCGAAGCCCCCGCTCTTATGGATAAAGATTATAAAGACATGGCTTCCAGTCCTGGATGGTCGTCTTATGCCAATGAATACATTAAGCTTTGCTTTCAGATCAAACACCTTGAGACAATCAAAGACAGCTACAAAACTGAGCTAATTGCCCTCTGTGAAGATGAAAATTGCTCTGGAGGTGGAATCAAGGTTATGAAAAGAAAGATGAAAGGTAGAGTAGACTACGATAAATTACTGAAGGAGATAGGCTTCGAAGAAGAAAGGGTAAATAGATATAGAAAACCTGATAGTACTTCATGGGCAATAATGGTGGACGGTAAAAAATAATATCTACTATTATACAGAAAAAGAGGTATATATGAAGTTATTTACTATCATGTTGATGTTTTTTCTTACAGGATGCACTTATAGTATCACTCAAG